CCGTTAACTATACGGTCCATTTCATCAGTACATCGCCTGTCAAATTCTTCTTTTATTGCACTCCAACCTGGATGTGTCAGAAGCATTGCCAGTAAATCCGCACGGGATTCTGGACGTCCTACCATTACATTGCCCCTTCTTCTACCATTCCTTCAGGCGGAGGTCCAGCCATTGGTCCCCCCTGCCCTTCAGGTGGGGGAGCTCCTTGTTGTTGTTGCATCTGCGCCTGCTCTTGTTGCATCTGCGCTTGCTCCATCTGTTGTTGTTCTTGCAGAGCAGCAGTGTTTTTCTGTTGCATGGCCTGTTCCTCCTGTTGCATCTGCTGGGCTTCACCCTGATCCATCTGCTCTCGTAGCAATATGCTGTGGCGCTCAAGGTTCGTTGGATGTAAGACGTTCCCGTCCTTAATAAGCTCAAGTCTCTCTGCACGTTCCATTTCACGTTGATCATCAGATACTTTCTGCTTCTCATCCAATATGGACTTTGTCTGCTGAACCTGGATCTGTGACTGGGCTGTAGCCTGTGCCTGTGCTTGTATCTGTTGCTGGGCCATCTGTGCCTGCTGCTGGGCCTGCTCCGCTAAAGTCTGCTTCTGGGATTCCGCCTGTTGCGTCATCTCTTGGGCAACCTCCTCCTCAGTCTTCATAACCTGCTCTGGATCTAAGTTAAAGGCCCTGAGCAGTGGCCGACTAAACGCCTCGTATTTAATGTATTGTTGCAGTTGCGGAAGCGAACCAATCGTTTGTAAGAAGTTTATTAACTGAGTGTTATGAACTTCCTTGGCGATATACTGCTCATAGCCAGTACTTATGGTTTCGTAGTCTCCCTTAATTTGCATGTCCTGTGAATCAACCATCAGCCACCGATAAATGGCCTGCATGTTGTTTGTTATCATCTTACTCACAGAACGAACAACATCTGCTGTCTGACGGTTGGCATTACTGTTTAAAATCGACATGCCTGTTGCAGTCTTTGTCTGAGCCGGACTTTGATCTCCATATCCAATGGAAGTCTGCCCACTGTCCAAGTCTGCTTCACGTTCAAGCTGTTGGATCAGTTGGAGCAGCCCGTTTGTAACATCCGGTATCTGTACCGGCATAAATGCGTCACGGACACTTGCACCAGGTTTTACACGGAACTGCTTGCCAGGATATACTTGTTCTGTGTCTGTTCCTGGTTCAAAGGAATTCGGATCTATCACAGTCATGGGGGCCGCTGATAAAGACTTGCCCTCAATCATCATGGCATAACTGAAATTCAGTATTGCCTGTACGTCACGGATCGCATAGTAAATGCCGTCTGCCCATATCGACTCTGGGTTCTTCTGCCAATAACAAAAGTGGAAGGGCAAAGTGTCGTCAAATGGATTCTCCTGTATCTTAATTACCTTGTCCCCTATTACTGTGACTACAACTGGTATTGACGAAGGTATGTCCTCTTCCTCTAAAGGTAGATGGTCGGCTAGATCGCTTCCGTCCAGACGTCCCCAAAACTCAAGGACCTCTATGTTTTTGACCTGCCTCGCAGACGTTTCATCAAACTTTTTGGGGTGCTGGCTCTCATCATAACCATGAACCCTTCCTTCATCGCCACTGATAATCTCCTTAACCACGTCCATGAAGTATCCTTCTCCAGCCCCAACCATAGAACGTAATTGAATCGGACTAACAAAATTGCGTTGAATAACGTAGTCTGCATCTTCAGAACTGCTTGCCTCAGGCGAAGGGAAAACATTCCATATCGAAATATACTTAACCGTAGGAATAAGTTCTTCCTCAAGCTTAGACTCAATCTCGAATATTTCATCCGAAGTTCTGACCGAAGTGTAGACGGGAAAGTTTTTCCTCGTAAGACTAACACCCTTAGTGCATCCCGTGCCATATAGACACATCTCGTGAATTGAATGTGTGATTTCTTCATTGTAATTTGTCTTTTTAAGGATGTCCCTGATTTTGTCTTCCATATTGGTGGCTCGTGCCAAAAGTGCATCCTTTAAGATGTCTGGCCTGTCGGGCGGTACCTCAATGTCTGGAGGATAAAATCTTGGTCTCTTTGATGGAGTTACTGAAAATGGCACCTCGCCATCCTCAAACAGTAGGGTCCCTATCTTTATCTTGGCACTGTTAACCTTGCGCCGTGTCTGGTTAACAAAAATGCCTCTCTCGTTTGCTAACTCGTTCGCCTTGTTTATTTGACTTGGATACTTGGCTCGATATGCGTCATATGCCTCCTGCCAGTGCCCCTCATGATCCCTGCGGTAATCACGGGCCTCAGAAAACTTTTCCTGTATTATCTTTGCAAAAGTATTAATGTCTGTCTTCTGGACCTTGTTTAATACCTCCTCTACCTTATCAACTGGTTCCCCTGCTTCTGCCATATATTCCTATATAGGTTTAAAATCTGAAGTAAATAATATGTCAATGTCGCTGTCTGGCGTAAATAATATATCAGGCTCTCCCTCCGTTTGCCTAAGTTCAAGCTGTTTTGTCACCCTTACTGCAATCTCCTCAAGACATGTGGAAAAGGCGGAGGCCATAAGCTCCCCTGCATCATCACCGTAATGAGTTCTGAGACACCCTATAAAATCATCTATTATAAGGTCCATCTCCCTGCGGAAAGACTCCTTGTTCTCAAAATCAACCTCTACTACATCTCCCATAATAATTTTTTAAATATCGTTGTAAATAGCACCACCTACCTCTGCCCTATAGTAGTGCATATGTCGCTGGGCCGTGTTGTTCTCGCCCCACGTCTCTGCAATTAAACCGTCGGCAATAGTCGGATTCAAATGCGTTATCTCACCTCCTGAATCAAGATATTCATCTACCTTGACCAAAAGATCCTCCCTCGTGATTTGAGGTTCATTCTTGCTGGCCGTTGAAAAAGCTCCCCGGAACTCTGCTTCACTAAGCTTCTTGGCAGGTAAGGCAGGATACTTTCCCCTGTGTTGAGCCTTACGGTTCCGGTCAAATGTTCGTAAACAGTTGGGAGAACCGCATAATAACTTCCTGCTGAACTTGAAAAACTCTGCCTTGCAAACCCTGCAATACGCAATCCGGCCTTGTTTTTCTAACTCCTCCCTGAAAAAAATCTTTATCTCTGATAAAGGAATTTTTAAAAACCTTGCTATCCGTCCCCAACATTTTGGATCGGGAATCCTTTTTGCCTTTAAATGCCAGCGGGCTGTGCTCTCACAAACATTTATACCCTCACTCCAGGCCCGTATTGTTATTCCTCTTTCCTCTGCTATCTCCGTTAAAAAATAATTCATATCATTGGTGGTTTGTAGTTTTTTATGATTGGCTTTCCCCTCCATGGAGAAGTCATTCCCTCCCACGCCCTCGTAGCAGGAAACATCTTGCACCCAAAAGTGGCTATGGCTAAGGCCATAACACAGTCATCATGGCTACCATACTGTGCTGCCATCTTGCCGTTTGGCATATTAACAAACGTCTGGAGCTCATCTAATACCTTGGGGGAATGAATCTTTAATTCACGCTCCCTGATCAACTCCTTCAGGTAATCTATAATCAACGGCTTACTCTTTACCGTTGTATGAAACCCTAACTTCCGTGCCGTTCTGGACGACCTCTCGTCTAATATCTTCTCGCTGTAAACATTGGGATATAAATGAACGTCACTGAGAAACTTCAAAGTAACCAACCCGTGGTTGTTCCTCTCTACAAAAAGCTGGGCGTTATTGTACCACCGGCCAAGGCTAGTTAACTGCCATGCCAGTAGATCTGGGTCGATCTTCGTTCTTAGGAGGGCTACCTCCTCATAGGTCTCTGCATCTAAAACAACTGCTACACTCCAGTCTGTCTCACGGCCAATCTCTAATCCCTCCGATACGTCTACTCCTATACGGTACTCCCTGTCCTTTATCGGACGCCCCCAAAGCTGGAGGTCCCCCTCGTCCATGGCCTCAATGATGTACTTCTCCTTGACACGACCCTCCCTGAAACCCTGTACTGGTATATAAAATCCCTCCGATGGGTCCTCCCGCTGCTTCCGCTCTGAAGCCATGACCATCTCATTCATTACCTCCTGATCAAAGACACTCCTGCCTGTGGTTACAAATGCCTGCCGTGCTGTAGTGGGGAACTCCTGATGGAACTTTCTTAAATCGTTTTGGCACTGCGTTTTGATACATTGCCTGCGCCAGTTGAGGTTTTCGAGGGTAACAATAAAACTGACAGACTCATCCACTCCGACATCATATTCGCATCCAACTCCCAGTAGTTTAGATTCTTCTTCACCACCATAGCGGGGATCCTTTCCCAGACTGTCCTCAAATTGCTCACGCTCTGCGTCATCAGTAAACTCCTTGGAATAGTGATCGTATATGTACCATGGAAAGAAAACTGCCTCCCAGCCGGAATCTCCGTTGTAGGCATCCCAGAACATGTCATGGAATACACCGCCTACACCGGCTGCCGTGCTCTCGATTACTGCTTCGGTATCAAACCCCTGCACAACACAGTTAAGTAGCCCAAGAAGGAAATCCTCCCCACTATGTCCCCACGAAGCTACCTCGCTACAATGTAAAAAGTCTATCTTGCTTCCACGAACTTCCCGACCCCCTACCGTTGAAAGTGAGTACGAACTGTTCAGGCCACCCCCGTCGGCACCCCAGTGGAGCTCCCGCTTGCCACTGTACTTCATCTGGGGCTTTACCTCCTTGGGAAGGTTCTGCTCCATTATCCGTGTCATTGCAAACATCACGTCCGTGGCTGCCTTACTATGGGTGGTGATCTGTACCACCTTATTCTTGTTCATAGCAGCATGGCGGAAGTACCGCCCCTGTACATATGTGGACATCCCGAAGCGGCGGGCCTTTAAAACAATCATCCTGACGTGCTCCATCTCCTTGAGTTGGCGCTCCATCATTGCATGTAAAACTTTCTGTACAGGGTTCAGGACAAATGGGGCAAGTTCCCCTGTTCCGAACATCTGGATCACCTAATATTATTGCACATACTCGTCCTTCCTATAAAAAATATGATCCCCTAAAGACACCGTGAGCCTCATCTTTTTTGCCCACCAAGGATTAACGTATTTTGCGTGGTAATGGGTGGAGTGGAGCGTAATGTCGGGTACTCCACCTAAAATAACGGACTTTGCGATGTATACACACTCCCTCCATACCCTCTTGTTACGGATTACGTCTGGCTTCCCATCACAAAACCATGAAAATTGGCATAGCTTCTTGTTTTTAGAAAGCTGGGGACCCTGGTAAACAACACCGCATACAGAATTTGGGAATAAGGGACTCCTAACACGATTCATCGTGACCTGGGCAACTGCTATTTTGCCGATTCTTGACTGGGTGGCCGCCTCAAAGTAAATATTCGACGCCATACAGTCTAATTCCTTTTTATTTACTATAATTTTTTGGACTACTGGGACTTTGACAATAAAGATTTTGGACATATCCCCTGCTGTTGAAGGGGCTACAACCAGTGAAAACGACAAACAAAGGGCTATCGCCCCTATGAGTACTTGCATATAACCTTTTTATTGGGTTAACACCTCTTTACTC